CGACTTCCAACTCGCCATGGACGCGCAACCGTCCATGGTGACCACCAGCAACGCAGGCATCCCCGCGTTCCTCGCCAACTACCTCGACCCGGAAGTGATCCGCATCCTGGTCTCCCCGATGAAAATCGCGGAGATCGTGGGTGAGGCCAAGAAGGGCGACTGGACCACGCTCACCGCGCAGTTCCAAGTGGTGGAATCGACCGGCGAGGTTTCGAGCTACGGCGACTACAGCAACAACGGCCAGAGCTCGGCGAACGTCAACTGGGTTCCGCGGCAGTCCTACCACTTCCAGACCGTCACCCGCTGGGGCGAACGCGAGATGGAGATTGCGGGCGAAGCGCGCGTCAACTTCGCGCAGAACCTCAACATCGCATCGGTGCTGACGATCAACAAGGCCGCCAACAAGATCGCCGCGTTCGGCGTGTCGGGCCTGGACAACTACGGGCTGCTGAATGACCCGAGCTTGCCCGCCGGCATCACGCCGAATGCGACAGGCACAGGCAGCGGCACGCTGTGGAGCACCAAGGACGGCGCTGCGATCTACGGCGACATCCAGTCGCTTTACACGCAACTGGTGAGCCAGCTCAATGGCCTGATCGATCGCGATGCCAAGATGACCCTGGCGCTGTCTCCGAATCGCGAGCCGGACCTGACCAAGACGAACACGTACAACGTCAACGTCTACGACCAGCTCAAGAAGAACTTCCCCAACATGCGGATCATCTCCGCGGTGGAGTATTCCGGTGCCGGCACGGGTTCGACTGAACTGCTGCAGTTGATCGTCGACGAGATCGATGGCCAGCGCACAGCAACCAGTTGCTTCACGGAAAAGCTGCGCGCGCACCCGGTTTTCATCGACCTCTCCAGCTTCAAGCAGAAGAAGTCGGCCGGTTCGTGGGGCACTGTGATCTTCCGCCCGATCGCCATCGCGAACATGTACGGCATCTAAGCCGTACCGCCAAGCTGTATCCATGCTGCCGCTCACCGAGCGGCTTTTTTGTGCCCGCCTCCGTGGCGGGCACGCTCTTCCAAGGAGACTCCCCATGCCCAACGTTACCGTCGGCTGCAAGATCATCAATGGCGTCATCCTCGCCCACCAAGGCAAGCGCGTCACGCTCGCCGGCGCGAAATCCTCGCGCATCATCGGCGGCTACGGCATGACCGAAGTGGACAAAGATTTCTTCGAAGCCTGGTGCAAGGCGAATGCCGATTCGGCCCTGCTGTCAGGCAATCTCATTTTCGCGCAGGACAAACCTGCTTCGGCGGCCGCGAAGGCCGAGGAACAGGCGGCGGTGAAGACCGGCTTCGAGCCGATCGATCCGAACACGCCTGTCCCCGGCGTGAAGCCTGAAGCCTACGAAGGCAAGCCCGAGGCGGCCTGACATGACCACCGGCGTTGTGGTTTTCGATCCCGTTGCGTTCATCGCGCGGTTTCCAGAGTTCGCCACCGTCAACGCGGATGCGCTCACGGCGTATTTCAACGAATCGACGCTGGTGCTGGACAACTCCGACGCGAGCATCGTGCAGCAGATCGAACAGCGCACGCCGCTCCTGTGGTTGCTGACCGCGCACCTCGCGGCCCTGTACTCGGGCGTCAACGGACAGACGCCCGCGCAGCTTGTGGGCCGCATCAACAACGCCAGCGAGGGATCGGTCTCGGTCGCCACCGACTACGGCACGCAGCCTGCGACGGCTGCATGGTATCTACAGACCAAGTACGGAGCGCAGTATTGGCAGATGACCGCCAGCATCCGCGCGATGCACTACGTGCCGGGCTTCCCGCAGGCGCACCCGTATCCGCTGCCGGGCTGGAGGCGCTGGTGAGCGCGGACGGCCTGCATGGCGGTGACAAGCTGCAGCAATACCTGGATCGTCTGCTTGCGCGTGTTTCTTCGGCGCAAGTCGTGCGGGTGGGTTTCCTCGAAGGCGCCACCTATCCAGATGGCACATCGGTGCCGATGGTCGCGGCCGTGCAGGAGTTCGGTGGATCGATGAATATCCCCGAGCGCACGCAAGACCTGAACTTCAAGGTCAACGCGAACACTGGAAGGTCACGGTTCGCCAAGGCGGACAAGGCCAACTTCGCGCAGACCGTCACCATCCCGGCGCACACGGTCACGATCCCGGCGCGGCCCTATTTCCGGACCATGCTCGACCAGAAAGCGTCGCAGTGGGGCGCGCAGGCCGGGAAGGCTTTGAAGGCTTCCGACTTCAACGCCAAGGTTGCGCTGGGGCGCATGGGCGAACTGATCCAGGGGGAACTGCAAGGATCGATCCGCGATCTCACCAGTCCGCCGCTCGCGCCCTCCACGGTGCGAGCCAAGGGATTTGATAAGCCGCTGATCGACAGCGGGACGCTGCTCCGCAGCGTCGACTTCGAGGTGAAGGACTGATGGACCTGCATTCGATCGTCGCCGGCGCGATCGGCGCGGTGAATCCGTTCGTGGCCGCGCAATACCTGAAGTCCACAGGCACCACCACGAACCCGGACGGCTCGCGCACGCCGTCCTACGCATCGCCGGTGCAGGTTTCCATCCAGATGCAGGAGTTGAGCTTCAAGGAACTGCAGCAGGTCCAGAACCTCAACCTGCAGGGCATCGTGCGCACCGCATACATGAAGGGCGCGGCGTACGGCGTCTATCGCGGCGCCGGTACCGGTGGCGACAAGATCGTGTTTCAGGGACAGACCTGGCTCGTGGTCGCAGTGCCGGAACAATGGCCTGACTGGGTAAAAGTGATCGTGCAGCTTCAGGTGAATGCGTGAGCGTCGCAATCTCCATCACGAACTCGCAATTGCAGACGGCGCTGCGCGCGTTCCTGCTCGGCATGCTCGGCGTTGGTTGGCAGGTGATCGAGGGTCAGGACAACCGCGCGCCCATGCCGCTCGGCAACTTCGTGGTCATGACGTCCATGACGGCCGGATACATCGCGACGCCGGAAGAATCATGGGTTGCTGGATCGTCCAACCCGGGCGTCGACAACGTGCGCACGTCCAGCCAGTGGCGATGCCAGCTTGATTTCTACGGCCCAGGCGCACAAGACGCCGCGACCGCGGTCAGCCGCGTCATCCGCACGACGTATGCCTGCGACCAGTTCACGGCCTCGGGTATCGACATGCAGCCGCTGTACGCCGAGGAACCCAAGAACCTCACGATGATCAACGCCGAAAACCAGTACGAGCCGCGGTGGTCATTCGATTTCGTTGCGCAGTTCAACCCCGTCGTGACGTTGCCGCAGGACTTCGCCATCGGGCTCACGGTTGTTCCTGCCGAAGTGGACGCCGTCTTTCCGCCGTAACGCCATTCCGTTTCACCCTCATGAGGCCGCCACTGGGCGGCTTTTTCGTTTCCGCAATCGGAGCACATCCCCATGGCAATCCCCGCCAGTCGCATTGCAAACGTTGTCCCGAGCGTCCTTTCTGCGGCCGGCTCGGCACTTGATCTCAACGGCCTTATCCTGTCAGAAAACGCCTCGATCCCGTCAGGTTCCATGCTGCCGTTTTCGACGGCGGCGGATGTCGGCGCGTTCTTCGGCCTGACCTCGACCGAATACAAGATGGCCCAGATTTACTTCGAGGGCCAGAACGGCGCCACCACCACGCCGGGCAAGCTGTACTTCGGGGCCTACAGCGAGAGCGCGACCAGCGCGTTCCTGCGCTCGGGCTCGCTTGCCGGCATGACCCTGACGCAGTTGCAGGCGCTCACCGGTACGCTGACCGTGACCATCGACGGCACGCCCAACACGTCAGCATCGATCAACCTGTCCGGCGCATCGAGCTTCACGGCCGCCGCGGCGACCATCGAAGCGGCGTTCACCAGTCCGGATTTCACGCTGGACTATGACACGCAGTTGAGCGCATTCGTGTTCACCAGCAGCACCACCGGCGCCACGTCGACGGCAGCTTTTGCCAGCGGCACGCTTGCCGCGGGCTTGAACCTCACGCAGGCCACTGGCGCGGTGCTGTCGCAAGGCGCGACCGCGCAGACGCCCGCCACGGCCATGCCGGTGTTCGCAGCGGCCGCGGGTGACTGGGCCGGGTTCTCGACCACCTTCGAACCGGAGTTGGCCGACAAGGAAGCCTTCAGCGCATGGACGGCCGTGCAGGGCAAGCGCTACTTCTACGCCGGCTACGACACCGACGTGAACGCGCTGACGCAGGGCAGTACCGCAACCTGGCTGTCCGCGGTGATCGCGGCCAACGAAGACGGCACGATTGGCATCTGGGCGCAAACCGATGCCGAGGGCGCGTTGGAAGCCGCCGCGGTGCTGGGCTGGGCCGCATCGCTCAACTTCACCCAGAAGAACGGCCGCACGACCTTGGCCGAGCGTTCGTTCTCGGGCCTGACGCCGACGGTCACCACCAGCGCCGCCGCGTCAGCGCTGGAAGCCAACGGCTACAACTACTACGGCGACTTCGCCACCAGCTCGACGCAGTGGCAGTTCTTCTACCCGGGTTCGATCACCGGCGAATACAAGTGGGCCGATTCCTACGTCTGTCAGATCAAGTTAAACGCCGATCTGCAGGACGCGATGATGAACCTGATGACGTCGGTGGGCTCGATCCCGTACAACGCGTCCGGCTATTCGCTGATCCATGCCGCGCTCGCCGATCCGATCAACGCTGCGGTTAACTTCGGCACCATCCGTACCGGCATCAATCTGTCGGCGTCGCAGGTGCAGGAGCTTTACAACGCCGTGGGCTTCGACGTGTCACAGGCCATCAACGCGGCTGGCTACTACCTCGACATCAAGGATGCGCCGGCGTCGACCCGCGTCGCCCGCCAGTCGCCGCCCATGACCCTG